CGTCATGTTTAGTTGACATTATAACTCTCTAGGTCTTGTATTGGCAGGTTATAACAGTCTGCCCTAAACACAAACCCGTTACTAGGGTCGTGTTCTCCCCTTTTATGTTCTGTAGCTCTGAGGTAAAAGTCATTCTTACCTATGTGACCTAAATACCAACCCACAGACAAATCATATTTTATCCGCACAAATGCGTAAACATCACAATCTTGTCTAGTGTTAAACTTTGCCACTGAACAAGAGTAATGGGGTAGTGGGGGAGATGAAGTTCTTTTAGTCTTCACATCTACTCTTGTGCCGTCATCAAGAACAATATCGTAATCAAAGGTGTTTGATGCCTTACCACCCAGAACGCTTACGACTATCATCTCCCCAAGATATCCAGAATGAGATCCGTTCCCACGCATTATCGAGTTGTTCAACTCACCTAACATGAAAGCTTTGTGATCCGCCTTTTGACGCATCTCCTCAGTTATCTGGACTTCTTTTATCAAAGCTATGCACCTATATCCACAACTTCACAGACTTCACCTGTGCAGCTAAGTTCTTGAGAGCCTGTTGTTGTGTCCTCTACCTCAATCTCTTTTAACCCTTCCCAATCTATTGAGTCAGGCATTTCAGCTACTAAGCTTTCATAATCTTCTTTACTGCACTCTGTGTAAGGTGCCTGTTGATAGGTATGATCTGAGTGAGGTAAGAACGACACACCAGAGATGTGGTCAAAGTTTTTGTACACCCAATCACCTACCTCAAGCCACTCATCCTCTTTTACAGAGATAGTGATAGAGGGTTTATGCTCACACCAGCTTTCTGCGTATGTCTTCCACAGTTCTAAATGTTCTACCGCTGTTAAGCTATCACGAGTCAATGCGCCCTTTGGTGATCTTACGGGGAATGAGAACACAGTCATGTTATCTTCATTACCAATTGCAGGTTCTGCAGGTATACCAGACTGTATCATAAACTGTGTTAGCGGGTCTTTATTATCCCCACGAACTGTGCGAATATAATACTCACTGTGACGAGGATGTATCCCAGATGCACTATCGACTAATTGTGAGACTGTGCCAGATGGTTTAACACAGGTGATAGCTGCAGACTGACTGATACCAAGCTTGTTAGATATTCTCTCATTTGTTTTTATTGCAACAGTTCTAAAACCTACAAGCAGTTCTACAAGTTTATGATTGTTTGTAGAAAGCATCTCGTTGTCAAGAATACCCGTCAGGCTGACTCCTAACAGCCTCTCCTCTTCTGTGTTCTGTTTCCAAATCTTTCTGAGATATTTAAAATCAGTTAGACAAGATTGATAGGTGCCAAGCTGCGTAGCCCACTCGACCTTCTTAGTAAGAGATGACACTGTATCTGAGGCTCTAACAACCACCTCTGTAAGATTACAGAACTGGTAGGGACGTAGAATAATTTCAGAGCAAGGGTTAGTTCCAAACTCATGATCAGGATCACGGCGACGGAGACTAGCAACTTTGTTTTTAGCTGACTCACGATTAAAGATACCTCTCTCTCCAGACTTTGACTCATACAAGGAGTACCACTCTTTCAAGAACGTGTTCATGTCAGGACGCTCTGAATATACTGCAGAGTTATTTGCTAGCCCACGGTGTGGGTAATCTCTGAACCACTCGCCAGACTTAGCAACTCGCATTCTGTTTGAGTTAAGATCAGACAGAGATATTAGTGCTGACCTACGTACACCACCTACAACAATTACACTGGCTATCTTACATACAAGGTCGTGACACTCCAACGGAGATAGCTGCCTACCAGCAGCATTCTTAAACAGATTGACTGTAAATTTAAGAAGATCATCGAGAGGCGCTGGGCCAGATGATCTACCGCCAAATGTTTTTAAACGCGCTCCAGCGGGGCGTAGACGAGACAAGTCCCATTTTGGCACCTGACCAGCGTAAAGACAGGCAATCAACTCACGGAGGCCCCTAGCCCATCCTGCCTTACTATCCTGTACAATAATAGTTGTTTCAGTCTCTTCAAAGTGTTCGTTTACTGTTGGTAGATTTGAAGCATATTGTCTTTCTGCAGAGAAACCTACACCAGTGCCGCACATGAGAACATACAGTATCTCATCAAATGCACGGGGTGAGTCTACAGGAATGTATGAGCAGTTGTAGCCAGCAGTGTTATCACGCTCTAATGCTAATCCTGAAGTCATCAAAGCCCTCATGGATGGCATTACTTGAAGACTAAGCACAGCCTCTTCAAGCTCATCTCTATTAGGTATCTCATGACCAAACCGCTCCTGTAGAGTGTTGTCCATAAAGTCAAAGTACCGCTCAACAGTCTCTGCCCAAGTCTCACGCCTACTGCCCAACCAACGTGCGTAGCGTGAAAGATGAATAAACTCTTGGTAGTCTGTTGGAAAGTA